AACAAAGCCCCCTCCATCCAGGAATCCAAAGTCTTCTTGTAAGTTTGACCAGCAGTAACAGTAACATAAACCAAATCCGTAAAGTTGTGAGTCGCTTGCTGAATAACAGGGTTCGGTGCAGAATTCGTAACACTCGCGGTACCAGAAAGTTGAACTGCCATAATTTGATAAGATCACAAAGCTGTATGTCTAATACGCCATCATGGCCGTAATAGACAGAGCTTCACGATAATCATTTCTGGTTTGTTCACTTCCCGCAACATTTGAGAGAGCATATCCGGCATTCTCAAAGTAGTCTTCCATCTTCGTAGCATCTTCATAAAACATCGCTGCGTTGTTCTCATCTTTCACTTCTCCGTCGATCTTGAGTAACGACCAGTCCACATGAGTTTTGATCCCTTCCTTGCGTAGGTTGAACATGATACGAGTCATGATCTGATGAGCTGCGACTTCGTCTTCGTCTAAGAGCTCTGCGATAAGATCAGTCTTGGCGTAATTGAAAGCCCAAAGGTGAAAATAACCGTCGATGGCAATTTCACCCTCTCCGTTAGCGATTTTCTTCAAAAACCGCTTACAGAGAATGATGGGATCCTTGAACAATTGGCCTCGCTTCACGATAAAAGAGGTGAAATCACCTCTATCAGAAACGTAAGCTTATCGATTGAAGGATCAAGGTGTCGCACTTTGATGTAATCGCTCGACAAGCCGCCATATGTTGCTCTCAGGATATCATCTCCTCCATTTGCCATGGGTAATCCAGCCGGTAAGTCGTACATCGCACATTCACGAGCAGCAGAAGACAGAGAATTGATCAGATAAGTCCAGATCTCTCCGGAATCAGTCATGATAGCAAGGACCTTGTGTCCGATCTGCTTGCTCATCTTGTCTCGTTGGAATTCCTCAATCATGTACTCAGGAAAGCTGAACCACCTCATCAATTGCATGAAAAAGTGGACTGCCCAGCCTTGTACTGCTTGATCTTGTCCCTTTTGATCGTTCATTTGATAACTTGCATCAACCGGGAAATGCTGTGAAACCCAATCACCAAACTCTTCGGGCGTTCGCTTGGCTTGGAAATACCAATAATGAGGGCTATTCGCCATCAACTTGTCCAAAAGGTAAATGCCAAAGGGGCCATGTTTGAAGGTGTATTCATCAGCATGGATGACAACTGGTTGCAAAGGTTTAGCGACACTAAACCCACGATCTTTCGCTTTCCATTGTGTCTTGGCGGTAATCGTAAGAGGGAAATCTTGATCTGCTCTATTCAGACTCATTTTCTTCAAGGCAACGCTGCGATCTCCACGTCGAAACTGGAATGCTTCGATGGATTTTTGGTATTTCAACTCGTCCCAGGGGATCGGCACTGTCCAACCCATGTAACGCATGAAAGCTCCCCAACATAGTTCACCAAACGCTCGTTGTTCGTGAAACTGCGCATAGTTACCCTCAACTGTCGAGTAACGAATCCGCTGCTTCACGGCTGCGAGAAATGAAGCTCGATCACTCGCCTTCTGGTCAAGACCCCAGTTTTTTGTTGAAGGAGAAACGTAC